CCCGGTCGAGGCTCACCGTTGACTTGGCGCCGTCCAGCTCGATCTCGGTCTCTTCCGTGATGACTTCGTAGCCCTGCGGTGCCGGGTCGATATATCGAGCCTTGACCCAGGTATGGCCAGGCCCACCTGGGTTGCCGGTGAAGCGCATTCCGCAGGGCACACCGGCGCCGGAGCGCAGGGTCGCGCGGAGCTTGTTGACCGGACCTGGGCTGGGGAAGTTCGTCAGCTCCTCGATGTAAACCCGCGTGTAGGAGTGGCCCTGGTATTCTTCCGCGTCGGAGTCCTTCTCCAGGTAGGCGAACTTGAGCCGGGCCCCGTTGGCCATCGTCCAGGTTTTTTGCTGCTCGTTGTACTTTGCACCCAATTTCGGGAAGAGCTGCTTCGTCCGAGCGATCACCTCGGCGAGCTGAACCAGCTTCCGCCGGAAGAAGATCCCGATCGCGTGCTCGCCGTAGCGGGAGCTGTGATCGAGCCAGTCGCCGATCGAGCTTTCGGTCTTCCCGCCACCGCGAGCCCCGCCGTAAAAGACCTCGAAGACCGGGCAGGCGATCAGCGCGGTTTGCGGGCCGGGCTGGGGCTGCCAGAGAACGGTGGATTCGACTTGCTGAAACATCGGGGGTTATTTCGCTGGTTGGCGCGGGGCGGCCATGCCGCGCTGCAGGGCCGCGATGGCCTCAAGCTCTTGCTCCGGCGTCCAGGAATGCACCTTTTCGATCACCGGGAGGCCGAGATACTTGAGAATCCGCTCGGTTTCCGGCATCGCGCCGTGCTGAACCATTGCTCCGGCAAAGGTATCGGCATTGACCGGGACCGAACCGAGGACCTTGAGCTCAGCGTACTCGCTGGGCGTGCGGGCGATGCCGCGACGAGCTTTGGTGGCAGCTTCGTACAGCCCCTGCAGGTCAGCAAGAGCTTCCTCTGCCCCGAAGCCGTTGTTGAGGTAGCTGTGCACCGTCTGGCTGCGGTAAGTCCGGTCGGCCCCAAGCAAGTCCCGGAACTCGCCCTGCCCTGCGGGGACGCTGTTGATGAGCTCTTTCTTGGCTTCACGGCTGAGCCAGCCGTAATCAGCGCCAAAAGCCTCATCGAGAACTCGGTTTTGGTGACTGACCGGGTCCTGATAAGCATCGCGAAGCAACCCAGCCCCGAGCGGGCTGCGCTCGTAAGCCCGAAAGCTCCGGAAAGCCGGACTAGTTTGCACAGCGATGCGATGGAAAGGATCCATGTAGGCGCCAGGGGCGGAATCACCAAGTGTTGACCCTTCGTTGAAACGCAGATCTTCCGGCCGCACGCCGAGGTGCAGTCGATCCCTGAGACGCAGCACAGCCTCATTAGGCAAGTACGGCTTCAGCCGCCTCGAAAAAGCCCCATAGGTTTCGTTATTCCCGATTGCCCTGGCAAAGTGGCTGTAATCGTCCAAAAGCGCTTCGGAATATTCGGACGAATCCAGACTACGAAGGCGGTCGATGGCGTAAGCTTCTCCCTTTTCGGCAGCGATTTCGCGATAGCGCTTGGCTAAGGCGCCAAAATTCAGGGATTTGTCGATTGGCACACCTTGGACCAGTGTGCTTGGGTGAAACGCCGTACGCAGCTTACTTTCAAAAGGCCGATCACCAAAGTTAAGAGGCGCTGTCGGCCCTTTCAAAGCTTTCGCCGCAGTTTTACCGCTGAAATCACTGAACCGCGCCGTGTACGCATCCCGGTTGAACAGCGTGCTGGGACTGGTCGCCGGATCAAAAGCACCGAGCTTCGGGATCAGGGCCAAGTCGCCAAAGGCGTCCATCGCGCGATTCCGCGTCACACCGAAGCTCGGGGAGTACAGCTCGAGATCGCCGCCCTTGGTCATCAGGTCCGGCAGGGCCTCTTGATTCAGGCTCGTCGACAAAACCAGATCCTGCTGCGGGTTGTCCCCCGGACCTCGGCTGATGCGAATCGCGCCGCGCTGAGCCGCCTTGCCGTGGGCAGCCGGACCGCCGGTCAGCGCTTTGTCGACGGCCTTGACCGCCCCGCGCCCGCCCATCCGAGCCAGGCCAACAGCCAACGGTGTCAGCCGCCCTGCGGTGTAAGCCCCACTTCCGTCATCGGCATTTCCGAGCTTTTCCGCAATCCAGTCGCTGCCGCCAACGGGCTTTTCAATCAGACCGAGAGGCTCCTTGAGCAGCCCGGTCTTGTGCCCGACATACCCCACCCCGGCAAGGCCGAGGTTCAACGCGGCCGCGGCTGCATCGACCGGGGCGCCGAGGTTGTCCGGCCCCAGCCCGCGAGCCAGCCCGTTGAAGTACCGAATTGCCTGCTGCCGATCCATGCTCAGCCCTCGATGATGCGGGATTCAGCTTCGACCACGCGGTCGGCCAGGGCTTTCGGGGCGTACGCCGCCCCCCAGCTCGCCGCCGATTCAGCCTTCGCCGGCAGCGGAACCACGAAATTCTGCTGAATCGCGACATTGGCCTGCCGGGCGCCGAAGCCCAGCGCGGTAGTCGAGAGCTTTGCGGCGTTGAGCGCCAGATCGGGGTTCTTCGTCGTGACGACCTTTTCCAGCACCACGTCGAGGCTCGCTGATGCCAGCGCGCGGAGCTTTTCCTCCAGGCTCGCCGCGATCGTCGGGTCAACGAGATCGGCCTTGCGCTGGGCCAGCCGGGCCAGGAAGGCATCCGAATTGCAGATCCGGCTCACCCAGGCCTGCGTGTAGCCGAAGCGACTCGCCAGCTCACCCTGGCTGATCGCCGGATTCTCGATCATCAGATCAATCATCGCGTCATGCGAGTACTTCACCCGGGCAATGGCACCAGCGGCCGAGTCAGTGCCCACCAGCGGGGGAGATTTTGCGCCCAAAAAGGCCGCCGTTGCTGCGTCAAAATTCATCGCGGTGCTCCTTGCCGGGGCTGCCGGCGCTTGCGCCCATTGTGCGCGCTGGGCCGGGGGTTGTCAAGCTCCCCCACGGGGTCAGCCAACCCGGTTAACCGACCACAATACCAGCCCGTAATTCGGTCGGTCTATTCCCGCCCCTTTTTGATTTTTTCGGCGGGAGTCACTGAGGGTTAGTCGCGGGAGAGGAAGCTGTGAGGGGTGGGAAGGGCCGGGCGCGTGGGGAGGTATAGCCCTAAAGGTGCCGAAATCGCCGCCCCCACCTGCCGAAGACCCCCGGGGGGTGCTCGCACGCTGGCTGTCACGAGATTGTCACACGGCTGTCATGGTTGTAACAGGCAGCGGAATCGCCCCCGGGTTAGGGTTTCTCCTAATAGCATGGCATCGCAGCGGGCCGATAATTGAGCCATGCACCGGGGGAATGCGGCTGATTCCCGGCCCTCCCCGGCGGCATAGCGGCGGCGCAGCCCCCGCGCATCATCGGAGATATCATCATGAGCAAGACCGAAACCCCCCGTACCCCCGCCATCGCCGCCGAGATCACGGCTGACGTGCTCCGCATCACCGGGGCGAATGGGGATGTGATCGCCCTGGCAGCCAGCGAGCTGTCCCCCGAGGTACGCCACGCGGCCATGATGCACGGGCTGAAGCAAAAGCTCGGGGATGCGGCAGCCATTAGCCGGAACCCCGAGACGGGCCGGTCGGCGACGGTGGAGGATAAAATGGCGGCCGTGCATGAGGTTTATCAGCGACTGCTCGCCGGGCAATGGAACAAAACCCGCGAAGCCGGGGAAGGCGGCGGCGCCGGTGGCCTGTTGTTCAAGGCGCTTTGCAAGATCAAGGCGGACAAGACCCCGGCGGAAATCCGCGCGTATCTGGATGGCCTGACGAAGGAACAGCAAGCGGCCGTGCGGAAGGTTCCGGCCGTCGCGGCAGCAATCGAGGAGATCCGCGCGGCGCAGGCCAAGGACGGCGGGATTGATGGCGAAGCCCTCCTGGCTGGGTTCTAAACAACAACCAAGGGGGCTTCGGCCCCCAGGAGATCATCATGCTATTTGTCTGGACCGAGCACGACGAAACCGCCAACCAGCACTTTGTCGTGCTATCCCCCCGCGCCAGCGATGACGCGGAATATGACGAGGATGGCGCGAAGCTTTGGGCATTCCCCGACCCCGCGCTCGCACGCGCCGAAGCCATCCGTTTGCGCAACGTCCTGCACCGTGGTGGGGCGGAGGTTCAGCTGGACTGAGCCCCGCAAACCCCACCTCTCAGCCCCCCGGCTCACCCCCGGGGGTTTTTTGTTGTCCGGGCGTGGTGCGCCGTGAGGCCGACCGCCGTGGTGGCCGTTTCCCGGCCCGTGGTGGCTCGATCACCCCCGGGTTGATACCCTCGCCTACCCCCGACCCTCCAACGCCACCACGGCCCGCCATTCACCGCACCGAAAACGCCCCCGCACGGCCCAGGCCCCCGCATGTGCGCACCCGCCTGCGGGCGTTGATCGCCCACAATACCCGGGATTATTCCGGTCGGTTTACCCTCCCCACACCTCCTTGGCAGTAATCCGTGATATCCCGGTGTCTGCTGGGCGTTCGCTGGGGTTTTGGCGGAAAAACGATGGCTGTAAGCGGGATTGGCTGAAATTCCCGGTCCCCCCGCCGTATCCCTTCGTGTGTTTGTCGCGTTTTGTGGCAGTATTTTTTTTTGACATTTTAAGAACTCACACGAAGGAGGATAGGCCACGGGGACCGGGAATCACCCCCAACACCATTTACCTCGGCCAGACGCTCATGAAAATCCCACCATACCCCCGCAATACTTCCGGCGGAGGGCTTGCAAGCGGGCGTGGCCCGGGCCAATATCGACGGAATGAGGGGGGCTTAACCCAGCCCGGTCGCGGCGGCCAGCCGCTATTGGTCAAGCCCGCTCGCGTGCGCACGCCCCTGCACCAGCGCCCGCCAGCACCCCCGCGCCTTTTACCCACCCACAAACCCGGGCTAAGCCCGCAAGCATCATGACCACAAAAGCTGAAATCGCAACCCTGCAAACCGCATGGCGGACCGCTGCAACACGCCCAGATGGCCTAACCATCGCCTGCCCGGACGTCGCCACCGCGCGGAATCTCCGCTTCAGGCTCTACAACGCGGTCAAGCCCTTCCGGGATGGCAAAGCCCAACCCGACCCGACGCTGGCTGAAGCCCTCGGCGTGCTCAAAGTCGGCGTCACCATCGATCCCCCGAGCGTGAGCTTGACCCGGAAGTGCGTGGTCGATCTAGTCTCCGCAGCGCTGGCCGATGCCGGGGTCAGCATCGACGCCGCCGTGACCGCGGAAGACCTGGCCGTGGCCGACTCCCTGGCCCGCGTCAATGCCCTGGCGGCAGCGGGCGAAGCCCGCGCAAGTGAGCGCCATGGCCTGATCGCGGAGGCATTCCCGCTGCCAACGGCCAGCCCGGCCGCCAATCCCTTCTTCACTCGCGGGGAAAAGCCCGGCGAATCGCACTGATCGGGGGCCCGCCGTGCCAAGCAGCAAAATCCATCCCCTCGATTCATACCCAGCGCATTGGATTGCCTGCGCGCGGGAGGCTTTCAGCCAACCTGGCTTCCGTGTCTGGGTTGTCGCGCTGCCTGGGCGAAGCCGGTCCGAGGCAGAGACCCAGCAGCGTAAGCTCCGCGCATTTCTCGGGGCGTTTAAGCGCTGGCCGGGGGTTGCTCCGGACGTGAGCCAGAAGCTCGCAGCGGGCTGGGCACTCAAAACCCACCGCCGCAGCGAGATGGACTGCGTGGTCTTCTCGCTGTCCGCCCATCCCCCGCGCGGGCACGAAATCGAACTTGTGAAAAAAGCCCTCGCCGGGGGTTGACAGACCCGCCGGGCCGGGCTAACGTGCATTCACCGAGGCGATGCGGGGCATACCGGCAAGCACCCCAACCCGCCGCTAATCGGCCACTCAACTGCCTGCCAACATCATCAACGAAAGGTGCCAATCATGGCCAAGAACGAACCCCAAGTCGAAACCGTCAAGATGGACGACGAGCGCATCGTCGACTTCCCGGGCAAGCGGCAGCTGCAGAAGTCCTCCACCATCACGGCCGACGGCAAGGTCGAGGTCCGCCTGGACTTCCGCAACGGCGAAACCCGCCTGTTCACCATCCCCGATGCCCTGCTCCTGCAATTCGCCGCCCACGGCGCGGAGCAGAAGCTCGGTGACGAGATCGCTGGCCTCAAGGATCCCTCGACCGGCCAGGAAGCCAGCATCGAGGACAAGGTCCTGACGATCGACGCGCTGATCGACCGCCTGAACGCTGGCGAGTTCAACGTCCGCCGCGAAGGCTCGGGCATGGCCGGCGCCAGCGTGCTGATCCGCGCCCTGTGCGAACTGCGCGGCAAGACCGTCGCCGAGGTCAAGGAGTTCCTGGACGGCAAGTCGCATGCCGAGAAGCTCGCCCTGCGCGAAGTGCCCGCCGTCAAGGCCATCGTGCAGCGCCTGGAAGCCGAGAAGGCCAGCAAGCGCCCGGCCGTGGACGGCGAAGCCCTGCTCGCGGACTTCTAAGCCCTTCTGGGCTTGGCCGGGCTCGGGAGAGCCTCTGGGAAGCCCGCCCCCGCCGGGTGCCAACGCGGGGCGATAGCGATGGAGCGGCTGACAGCTCCAGGGTGGTCCGGAACCGTTCCGGGCTGACGCCGGCCAAAGCGCCGGGGGCGCGCCCCAGCAGTGTCTCCCTGCTGGGGCGTTTGCCCTTTTGGCCCCCGGAAGTTCTAGCCGGTGTGGTGCAATACTGCACGGTGGGGGGTTGAAACGCCCGGAATACCCGGCGATAATATGGGCGGTTAACGCGATTTCCCCGCGTTCCCCGGACCACGGCACCGGAGTCAGCGCCGCCACCTGGAGATATCCCCATGACCGCACCCGCAAGCGATTTCATCAGCCAGCTCCACGAGCTGGATTTCACCCGCATCAATCCCTTCGATGGCACTGAGCTGCCCGAAAACCAGCGAGCGTATCGCGCGAAATCCGGCAAGATCCGCATCAAGGCGAGCATCGACCTGCTGCACCAGCTGGACGATGACTGCGAAGGTTTTTGCATCAACTGCGGCGCAACGGGGCAGAGCGCGGAGCCGGACGCCGAAAGG